ATCGGCCGAAGGGCCAGGGCGAAGGCATATTCGTGGTAAGCGAGGGACGAATACTGCTGGAACGTCGCCGTCTGGCCGCTGCCGTTGGCCGCCGCGAGAGCGACCGGAGCAATGGTGAGGCTCGTCGCACTGCCAACCGCCGTGATCTGGTAGTAAGCTCCGGTCGTGTCGCTGGAGAATTGGAGCCACGCGCCTACCATCGAGGAGGTAAACGCGGTGCCGGTGCCGGTGACCGTGCCGCTGGACGTGCTGACGGCGACGGTGCCCACCAGATAGGTGATCCGCCGCGCGGTGGTCGGAGTGTTGACGCCCGCGTTTTGCGGGGTGACTCCGGTGTAGCTGGTGGACAAGGTCAGCGTGGTATCGCTGCCAATCGCGCTGATGGTGTACTGGGTTTTGGTCCCGTCGCAGCCGAAGACAAGGGCCTGGCCAACCACCAGGTCGGTCGTGAAAGCCGTCGCCGTGCCGGTGACAGTCGCGCTGCCGTTGATGGGCTGGACCTGGCCGTAGATGATGGTGCCGCTGGCGGTGGGCATCTGCTGATCCCACACCTGCTCGAAATTAAACGAGTCCGCCATCTCGGCTTTGGTGCGGGCACGCTCGGCGATCGCGATGCCGACGAGGCTTTCCTGTACCCATTCAGCCGTCGTCGCTACCTTCCGATACACTTGGTTGTGCATCGCGAAATGCATTTTGTCGCTGTCCTCGGGCACCTTCTGGTCTTGCAGCGTGGCCCAAGCGGTACTGCCTTCGGCGACCGTGATATAGCCCTGCGTGGTGCCGATGATGGGCGCGTTGGCGCTGAAATTGGCCGGCGTGATCAAGCTGCAAATCTGGCCGTTGAGGTACTCTTTGGCCCGCTTGTAGAGGGGGTCAAAGAACTTTTGGGCCAGGTCGGTTGCGGTCTGCCACTGCTCGAAGTCTTGAAAGAGTAAACCCTTGCCGATCCGATGCTGGAAAACGAGCGGGATGTAGTTGGGGCTGACCGAGGTGGGCGTGAGCTGGCCGTTGCCGACATCGGTCATCGGGCCGACATCGGGGAAGTAAACGTCAACCGTCTTGCCGATGCGCGCGGCTTCGGGTTTGACGTCCTTATAGACACGATTGAGGATCGCCGTGCGGGAGACCTTGGCCGCGTTGTACTCGCCAGCTCCGGCGATCAACGTTTCAAAGAATGCACTGAAGTTGTTAGCCATCGAGGCTTACTCCTACCGTCGGCCTGGCGGCGCGGTCGGCGGAGCTTGATGAGGTGCTGAGAAACGAACTGGGAAATGGCGGCGGACGGTAGAGTGATCTACTGAGCTTCGCGCATCGGTAGCGCGATTCGATGCTCCTTGGCGGCTGCGAGGATCATGTCCTTGTTCTTGGGATTCAACATGAACATCGGGTCGGCCAAATGCTTCTCGGTGAGCCTGACTCCGCTCTTGCCCTTGTCGTGACTTCCGCCGCGATCGGCCGCCGGAACGCGCCGTACCTCGGGTTCCGTTGCGGGGGTTTCCCCCTCAACGGCGGGTGCCGGGAAGTGGAGAGGTTTCTTGGCTTTCAGCTCTTCCACCATCGTCTTGAGCTTGGCCTCGTCGATATCATCCTTGTCGGCTTTGTATCCGGAGAGAACGTAGAGGTCATCGATACCCCGCTCATCAGCGCCGGCTTCCTTGGCCAGCCGTCTGAAAACGTCGCCATGGGTGCGATTGCGAAGCTGTTGCTTGAGCGTCTCGTTCTCAACGCGGAGCTTATCGCCGTCGTAGGATTTCTCGGCCTTCTCGGCTCGTTTGATTGCCTCGTCGCGCTCGGCTTCCATCGCGCTGATGATTTTGCCGTACTGAGCGAGCTTTTCCTTGTAGCGGCCCACCAATTCGCTTTCGCCGCCCTTGGTGGCTGGCGGTGTTTCTGTATTCATGCTTACCTCATCTTCTTGGACAGGATCAACGACGCCTTGTAACTCAATCTGTTCTTGTCTTGCATGTATCGGGCTTCGCTAAGCGTGGATCGCGGGGCTTCAGCCTTATCCTTCAGGGCCGAAAGCATTCGTTGCGTATTGGCCCGCACTTTTTCTTTCTCGGGCTCAGGCAAAGTTCGATACCTTTCAAGTGCAGGCTTCATTCCTTTTCTTAGCTCTCGCGCATGGCTCGCGAGGCTCTTTCGCTGTTGCTCCGTCTGCCCTTTCGCGGCTCGATTGGCGGCGACGGTTGCTTTGAGATGCTCCGTTGCTCTCGCTCTAACGGTTGAATTCCCGCTGTCCTTCAGAAAGACGTGATAGGATTCTCCATCATTGCTTTCGAGTGTCACCCAGCCCATGCCTATTCAAGCTCCGTCAACGTTTGCTCTCTACTTAGCACTAATACTTTCGCGTTTCGTGCTTGTTCCGCGTGCCACTCTTTCGATCCGTAATAAATATTGCCTTCGTGGGGTGTAAACTCCTGTCCGCCCTCGTGACGTGATGCGTAAATCTTGGTAACAAATGCATCCTTGATCGATATTTCGCCTTTCAGCATGTCCCGTCCGAATGGCCGTTCTACCCGCTTTCCGGAAATCTCAATGATAGCCCCGCCTCCCGGAGTGCTTCTCGCGTAATGTTCCGCATGGGCATAACTCGCAAACGCCGCTGTACCCGGTAGACTTTTGGCGGTTGCTATCTCGTCATTCCAGACTTTTGACTTCCGAAGTTTCTGACCTATCCATGTTGGATGTTCCACTACGCGATATCCTTTATCGCCGTAAAAGGGATGAATATCAGGATCATATTCCTTATGCGGTTGTCCGATCTTGCTCCGCGCCAGGATAGGCGCGGTCATACGTGCGTTGCCTTTATCCTTTAGGAAGATGTGATACGGTGTGCCCTCATTGCTTTCGAGTGTCACCCAGCCCATGCCTATTCAAGCTCGGTCAACGTGAGTTGCGGCCCGATGGCCTTGTAATACGCCAGCTTGGCGGCCAACTTGCTCATGGTCTTTTCGAGGCATCGTCAGCCATCGGTTTCCTCTTGTTCCGGATTCGCGGCCTTCTCTTCGCTCTGGTCGTCTTCCATCTTTTGCATGGCCTGCGGGTGCATCTCGCCAGGCACGGCCCGATTGGGGAGCACCGTTGCAACGGCTGTTTCTTGCTCGGCGACTTTCTTGATGCGTTCCATTGCCTGATCTTCAGTGAGGCCGTAGCGCTCTTCCGCCACGTTGACGCGGCTCTTGATCCCGATGCCCAGCTCCCATTGATCGGCCTCATCGCGTTCGGGGCCTGGGACCGGGATTCTCGGCTCCGGCCAGCTCAGGGAGAGCTTGAGCGTCTTGGCCGATTCGATCAGCGTCGGCTGGCTATAGTGGTTGCCGATGCACATCAAAACGCACTTGGCCAGGTCCTGCTCCGCCCACTGGTAGATGGGCCTGCGTTGCCGCGCCCTGGCCAGCAAGGGAAACGCCCGGATCACGATTGAGATCCCGCTCGGGGCATCGCTGTAATCGAGCCTGAGAGCCGATGGAGGTAGGTCGATTGCCTCCGCGAGCTGCCCCATGAAGTTCTGGATGTCGGTCCAGACGCCGTCGATGTCCATCTGGGCTTGGAGGTACCGAGCGTCAGGCGGCCCCGGTGGCGCGTAGCCGTCGCCGGTGTAACCCGCCATGCCCGCCACGAGCCGGATAAATCGACCGGGGCCGATCTCCGGGGAGAACTCCGGAGACACGTTGAAAAACAAGCCGATCGGGTGCAAATACTTCTTGATCAGTTCCGCCAGCTCGCTAAGCTGATCGTTGATCCGTTTCTCGCCGCGGCGCAGGAACGTGCCGGGGGCCGGTGTCCAGAAACGCCGCACGGGCGCTTCATAATGCACGAATGCGAAGGGCAAACAGCCGTAAGTGTTGGGCTCGGGGGGGCCGTACTGATACGCCAGGATTTCAGGCTGATCGGTGGACGACGCCGCCTTTTTTGTGAGGAAGGTCAATACCTCGTCGACGAACCAAAGGCGATACCGCGTTTGCTCGTCATACCGATCAATCGTCACGACCGCGAACGGCTTGCGCTGGTCACGGGGGTCCAAGAAGACGGTGAACTCATCGCGTCCCCAGATTTGCAGGTCGATGGGCTGATCGGGCATCGCGCTACCGACTTCCCAATCGGTGGCAATCACCTGGATACACGCCACGTCGTTGAGCGTGGAAAGCCGCTCGGCCTCATTCATCACCGCGTCAATGTGGCACTGCTCATAGACCAACTGGAGCAGGTCATGGGCTCCGTCATCGTCCGAGACCGTGCGTTGCGGACCCGGATTATAAGTGTGCTGGCAGAGGCGATTCACCGCTTGTCGCACGAAGCCTGATGTGCGCTTAGGCCTGCCGGCGTAGTCGAATTCCGTTTCGGCTTCTCTGCGTGGCTCGAAACCCTCGGCCTCTAGATCGTAGAACTGCTGGTTCTCCCAGGCTTCGGCCAGCTCGCTGCGCTCATTGCGCAGGCCCTTCTCTACCTCCGTGATAATCGCGGCCTTGTCCAGCGTTGGCCCGATGTTGGGCGTGCTGGGGAACGGGAAGAGGCGCGGGGTTTCAGCCAACGGCTAAGCCTTCCATCGCCTGTTGGGCTTGCCGGATTCGCTTCCTGGCCAGCTTGAGGTATTCCGCGCTCAAGTCGATTCCGACGAACGAACGCCCCAGCGTCACCGCCTCGGCGCCTGTCGTGCCGCTGCCGGCGAATGGGTCGAGCACGGTGCACGGGACGGGATCGAGGTTGAGCGAAGCGAAATCCGCCTCTGGCGGACCGCAGTTGCAGGCGGGGGACCAGCCGAGGGTCTCTGTTCTGGCGTATCCGTGTTTCCGATAGATTTCCGAGAGAGCTGATCCGGCAACGGTTCCCTTTGGATGCGCGGTCTTGCAATCGGCCAGTTCACCATTCAGACGATGGTCGCCGCGCGGTGGTCCCCCGATTCGTTCCGTCTCCCTCTCCCACCCCTTCCCGCACTTCGGACAACACCCCCGCTCGGATGTGCCCGCCTTGATGCACGGGCTCACCAGCCGCCGCGGAAACGTCGCGAAATGAGCCCCCTTGTAGGGCTGTGTCGGGATCGTCCAGACAGAGCGGAGATTGCGGCCGACATAGGTAATGATCTCTGCTCCGTTGAGGTGCGTACCGACTTGCCCTTGTTTCGCAAACGCCTTTGCCCTCGGGACAGATACGGGCAATCGGTCTTTTCCTTCCCTCACCGCCTCCGCGTCGAAGTAGTAGCGGCTGCTTTTCGTCAGCAGAAACAGATACTCGTGGCTTTTTGTTGGCCGGTCGCGCACGCTCTCCGGCATCGGGTTCGGCTTGTGCCAGATGATGTCGCTGCGCAGATACCAGCCATCGGCTTGCAGCGCGAACGCCACGCGCCACGGGATGCCGACGAGGTCTTTGGGTTTCATTCCTTCGACTGGAGGCCGACCGCAGTTTGCACGGCTTGACGGCTG